AGATACTGACATAGCAGGTGTACCAGATTGTGATACTGCTAAACCATTATCAGCACCAGATACTACACCATTTGATACTAACGCATTTAACATTGTGCCAAACGTGTCAGCAGTTACAGTTCTATCACCTGCAACGCTTACATCAAAAGGAAAACTAAACTCTGCCATGTTTTTCTCCTATCCTTCTGTCTCTATATCTTGTGCACCATCAAAGTATTGAATGTTTAAAACACCACTATCACTGCCATCCCTAATCATGCTTGCATTAGAGATTGCTTCTAGTGAATTTACTTTATGTATCTTGTCTTTTTTTAACAACATGCCAGCACTTGCTGTAACAGTAGTGCCATCAGTTTGTATTCTTATATCGCCACCTTCTAAACTAAACACTGCTTTGTTAGGTATTATGCCACTAGGCACTGTAAATCCTGCAGCAGTATCTGCGACTGTTAAAGGTGCTTGTTTTTTTATTGCCATGTTTTTATACTCCTAAAAACTCGTTGTACCATTTTATTGTATGTACAGTAGCATCTGAATTAGATTGTACTGCATATAAATTGTTTGTACTAGGTTCAAGCCAGAATCTACGACTGTTACTGGTTAATTGTCCTAGTACGTTTGTTTCACCTCCTGCGTTATCATCTAAGAACGCTTGGAAGGTTTCTACGCCATCAGGTTGCCATCCCATTCTTACTTTAAGGGTTAAACCGTCTGGCACGATTAAATCGTCAAATCTTACTGCCCTGTTTGTAGTTGTGCTATGCAGTTGTGGACCTGTTGATGGTCCTGCTACTTGCCATTCTAAAGTTTCTGTTTCTGCACTACCTCCATTAGTAACAGTAAAAGATATAGATGGACTACTAATACCAAAGTCTATCGGGTAACTATAAGGAAAGCTGAGGTTACCTGCATCACCAATAGTACCTGATGCAGTTTGCTGGGTAGGATTATACCAGTTACTATGTGCAGCAAAAAACTGTACAGGTAATATCATGCTGTTCCTACCAACTCTTTGTACTCTGTTTTCTTCTAAACCTGCAACTGCTATTGCTCTTAAATATCTTGATGTGCCTGCTTGTGTAGTATGTTGTAACACACCTTCTCTTTGTGTTTCTCTACCAAAGCTACCTGCTAGTCTGCTTACCAAAGTATCTAATGCAGTTTGTAATGCAGTTTCTGAACCTGCTTGCACCAATATAGATAAACCTACAACTCTTTCTGGTATGCTTGCTGCTCTAATTACACCACCAGACCTACCAAACCGTCTTTCTGATTTTACATTAACAGGTGTAAGACCCTTACCGTTTACTGTAACAACTGTATAAGTTGTGCCATCATCTAGGTCTGTGCTTACATTACCACTGTTAACAAATGTAAAGTTACTCATTAGTCACCTCCTAATCCTTCCTGCATAAATCTTTCGCCAACAGCTTGGTCAATCATCTTATCATTTAGGCTTATGTTAAATGTTGTTGCTTCACCTAAACTGCTACCAATGCCACCTGCTCTACTTTGTTCTACAAATCCTCTTTCTGCACCTGCGTTAAAAGGTGTCATACCTAATAAACTTGGAGGTGGTCCACCTATTCTGTTTGCAAATTGGTTTTTAATTTCTTCTTGTGTTGCATCCCTAAATATAACACCACCACTAGCATCACGTTCACCTGTGCTTACTTGCAATGTTCCACCTGCTGCTAACTCTGAAAATAGTTGTGCTTCACCACTGCTTATACCTACGCCAGCATCTGCTATGCCTTTGCTTTGGCTAACTTGCATTGGTGTAAATAGTGGTATGCCAGTAAGTTGTTCTACTTTACGGTTAAGTTCATTAAGACCACCTAAAGTTTTTTCTTCCCTAGTTTCGTTTTGTTCGTCTAGGCTTTTGCCTATTTCTCTAACTGTAAATGAGTTAAATTCCATCTGCAGGCTTTGCATGTCACTAATGTAGTCTTTGTACTTCATCTTGTTTTTTAGTAATACGTTGTCAAACTCTTGATAAGCATCTGTAATACCAACAATGCTTTGTTCTATTTCTTTGCCTGACTTTTGAAATGTTAGTGCCATTTTTGGTATTTCTACGTTTACACCTTTTACACCACTAAGCAAACGATTAAACATACCTATAGCACCATTACCTATTGCCTTAAAACCATCTAGTACAGTTGCAAACTTTTGAAAGTGTGAAATTATCATTAAGACTGCTGCTGTTGTTGCTACTATTGCTGTAGCAACTCCTCCTATTACAAGTATTACAGGTAACGCTACAAATGATAGTGCACCTATTACTACTGATAATGCTGCTATTGCTATTGATGCTGTTACGACTTTTTCACCAGCACTGCCTGTGCTGTCAATAAATTTTGCAAGGTCGCCAATAATACCACTTAAACCTCTACTTACATCTGTCATAGTTGGTGCTGCAAGTTCACCAAATGCAAGTTTTAGACCAATTTGTGACTTTGCTAGTTCGTCAAAAGCATCTGCCAAATCTTCTGCTTTTACTGCAGCTTCTCTGTCAAAGACAATACCTAGCCTTCTAGCTTCCTCCATTGTGTCACGCATTGCTTCTTCTGTACCTCTAATAACTGGTAATAGATTTCTACCTGCTTTACCAAGAACCATCATAGCAACTTCTGCTTGTGTGTTCTCGTCAGACATGTTTCTTAACATATTAATCATGTCAAGCAACGCTTCTTGCATAGGTTTGTCTAATAGTTTTTGCACATCACTTGTTGTAAGACCCATAAGTTGCATAGCATCTGTTGCTTTAGCAGTACCTAGTGCAAAATCTTTTTGCAAAAATGTGTTAAATTTCATAAACACAGTTTCTAAATCACCTGCACTACCACCACCTTGTTCTATAACGTGTATGAACTCACTAACAAATTCATGTGCAACACCTGTCCTAGCAGATATTTTACCTATCTGGTCACCTAAGTCAGCATACTCTTTAACAGCATCCGTTAAACCTGCACCAACAGCAGCACCTAAAGCTATAAATGCGACCTTTGCTTTAGTGCCAAATTTACCAATATTGCTTTCTGCTTCATTTAAACCTTTGTTAAAATCTTGATTATCTGTTTTTAACTCTAAGGTTGCTTGTCCTAAATCTGCCATTATACTTCTTTAATACCTATGCCCATCATGTTTAATTGTAATCTTCTCATTTCTGCGTTTTTCTTTTTATTTTTAGTTGTTGTTTTTTGTATTTCTTCTGTCTGTCTTTGTAAGTCTCTTATATATTTTTGCCTAGCATCATCTTTTACATTTTCGTTTGTCATTAAGACATCCATAAAACGCATCTGTCTTTCTTCGCTAATAATCTTAGGCATTTCTGAAACATATAAGTTTATTAAATCTACTGACATATCTAGCCATTTGCTTGCATGCCCTCCATAGTACCTTGTAAGTCTCGGGATGATTGCCCAGTGTTTTCTTGCTTCGTACCGACCTCCTTCGGTACTGTTTCTAAAAAATGGTTAATCACTGCTAGTTTATTCATAGCGTTTAAGCGTTGTAATACCTCTTTAGGCACGCTTACCAGTATAAGTGTTACTAGACCTTCCATTGTGTCAGACAACGCATCTATTTCGTTATCTTTTAAAGTTGCTATATCTTTGTCTGTTAAGTTTTTATATTTATCAGTAAAGTTTTGTATTTTTAAATAATCGCCAAATGCAAGTGCACTGTACGATTTCATTTCGTAATCTTTGCCGTCTATCTTTATAGGTAGATTGCTTTGTTCTGTTGTTGTTATGTCTAACATGGCTATAACTCCTTATTGTTTTTGCCTATTATTTTTGTTGCTATGCCAAATTCGGTGCGTAGAACCTCTGCCTGTTCCATCAGGGTTCTGGCTCTACGCCTATGATATCTTTCTTGTCGCTTATGCTGTTTAGCTTCTTGCGTTAGTATTTCTATCAAATCCGAATCAGTCATTATTTTATCCAGTTGGTTCTGCACTTTGGAATCTAAACTCACCAAACTGCTGATTTGCTGTTGCTGATGTATCTTGTAATGCTCTAAATGTCATTTGTACACCTGCTACATCACCTCTTTGCAAAATTACTTCTGGGTCATTAGACATATAACATTTTTTAATGTTTAAATGTGAATGACCTGTTGCTAATTCTGGTGAATTGCCAAAGGCTACAAGCAAGTTCCATAACTTTGCTTCGCCAGATTCGTCACCGATAAATAGTTTCTTGTAACCACCTGTGCTTGAACCAGCAGCAACAGTAGTTGTTGTACTGTATTTGTTTGCCCCTGCAAAGATTGTTGCGTTACCGTTTGCACTTAGGTCGTGAATTGTAAATTCCACTTCAAAAGTTTCTGTATCTATTAGTGCTTTTACTGGTCCTGTTGTACCATCTGTTCTTATTTCGTTAAATGTAGTCAATTTTCTAATTGCTACACCACCTGTGCCAATGTCCTCTTTACCTGCTTGACCTAATTTGAAGCCACCTGACCATGATAATCCGTCAGGGTCTCCGTCTATTTCTGGTAATGTTGCACCAGCACCATAGGGTGCTAGGTAAACACTACATGGTCCAGTCAAGAATGTTATTGGTGCATTTGCCATAATCTTTCTCCTTTATGAACTAAGGTTTACTGTATTGTATTTTAGAAGATATGGTGATTGTACATATGCAAAATCTAAGTCAGGGTCACGCAATGACAAAGGTGCTGTTTCTTGAAACACGCTGTATATGTAAGTGTTACCACTTGCTTCTCCGTTTAAATCACTTAAAGCTGTATCTGTTGTAATGTGCAAATCCATAGCCTGTTTAGGTGATTCGCCATAGCATCTAATGTCAACTCTTACTTCTCTTAAAGTGGTTGCTTCTATGTGACCAAGAACGCCACCTGCAGAAGATACAACTAAACAACGTCTAGGCATGTTGCTTACTTCACTTCTTGGTAGTTCTTGACCAAATATTCTTGTTGATGTTAAGTCAGTAATAGCAGACTTAGTTTTTAAGTGTGCTATTATTGCTGTTATAGGGTCTTGGTCTCTACTCATAATCTGCAAAATCCTTAATCCTATTTTCTAATTGTCGGTAAAATCTGTCAGCACTTGGTCTTAGATAAGGTTGTGCAGATTGGTTTATAGTTCCAAACTCTACAAATATTGCATAGTTTACTGCTCTGCTTCCCCACCTACCTATGATGCTGTTACCGTCTTGTTCTGCAAAATCTTGTATCTGTATGCTGTTGTGTAATGTACCTGTGTCGTATGGCACTATGTCTTTACTATGTGATACACAATCTACCATAGTTTTATTTATGCCCATCTTTACAGCTTCTACGTTTTTGCCGATTATCTTTTTCTTATCAAAGTTTGTATTAAAGTCACTATCTAACATTAGTTCTGTGCTACCTTCCTTAATGTAAGAACTTTATGTGTAGGTCTAGTTAGTACACCTATAATTTCAAATGTACCACTAACTACGCTTGTTCCTTGACCTTTATGTACAATACTGTCAATTCTATCTTCTTGATTAAAGTTTTGTGCAAAGGGTAAAAGCAATTTGCTTACTGTTACTACGCCTTGCACTTCGTTAAATATTTCGTTGTTGCTTTCTTCGTAGTATCTACATGCAACACCTGATGCTCTTACTGCACCACTAAAACTACTGTTATGTCCGTAAGCATCTGCTGTAGTAGTGTCATCTTCTACAATACGGCACTCATGTGTCATTTTATTAATTGCTATCTGTCTTACTGCCATTATGCGAAGCTAAATCCTCCTGTACCTAGCATTGTATTAAACAGGTTTTCTCTTTCTGCAAAATATTCTGGACTAGATACACTGACTTCGCCTACAGATGTAGAGTTAGTAGCATCATATTGTAATGCAAGTTTTACTAAGTTGATTAAAAGAACTCTACGCCTTGCTCTGTCGTCATAGGGTGCGTAAGTGACTGTTACATAGTCTTGCCAGTGTGAAGCACTGTTATCGCCAGTAGATAGCCGTCTTAAACGTCTGTTGTCAAATACTTCGTAATCATTAACACTAAGTGTTGTGCTTGTCTCGCCAAATTCATCTATTTCTTTTTCTACTACGCTTGTTATTGATGCGACTTCTCTTGATAGATATACAAAGGTCTGACCATGTACGTCAAAAAATCTTTCTACTTGTGAAGCTGCTGTACTATCATCTGATGCGTGTGCACCAAATCTTTTAGTCATTTCTTCTTCTTCTCCGTCTAATAGTCTTTGTAAAGAAGCTGTTGCCATATCTGTTTCTACATGCGTTAGCATTTCTGTAGTTGTAAGTAGTGTTGCTACATATTCTGTTGGCATTTATCTTCTCCTTCGTCTATTAGTAGATGTTCTCCTGCCTGTATTTCTTCTTCTAGTGGTAGACGTATTTCTACGCCCACCACCAGAACTTCCGTATTTGCTTTTAGGCACTTTTTGGACCTTTTACTGATTTATCTTCAGTCTTTGGCTTTGCCTTTTTAGTAACCTTCTTAACTTCTTTAGGAGGTATGTTAATAGTTTTTTCTTTTTCTACAGGTTCTTCAGTTTCTGTAACAACAGTTGTGCTGTTACCTAAACCATATTTTGTTGCTGTATCTAAATCTAAACTACCACCTTCTGCAACTAATAAAGATACACCTTTAGTGTCATCATCAGTCGCCTTACCTTCTTTGTCTAGGTATATTCTTTTATCTGATATGTAATCTGACATGAATACTCCTAGTCTAAACCTAAGTAAATTAATTGGTTGTCTGATTCAACTGCTGTAACTCCAAGTGCAGTACCTATTGGTTCTGTGTCTTGGTTGGCAGATGTATCAAATAAGTCTGCACCACCACTTTCTGCTGATGCTTGACTTACTTTCATACCATCACCTACTACACCAGTTGCTGCACCTGCTAACACTGTAGCAATACCATTAGTCTGTATCCATGTGTAGTAATTTGCTGTAACTGGTGCTGTTGATACACCTAAAGGTCTACCAATTCTTGTACCGTCACCGTCAATTATTGCTACATTAAAGTACGGGTTGTAAACAAGACCAACTAAAGATGTTGTCTCTAGTTGTGTCTTAGTTACTTCGTTATCTAATGTAAACACACATGTTGCATCAGCAGAAGCATCATGAGCAGGATGAGATAGTATTCTATACAATTCACCTTGCCCTTCACCATCATTGATGTAGATGTAACCGTTTGCGTATTGATTAAGTGTTAAGTCTGTTGTAGGAACTTCTAAACTTATTGTAGAACTTCCTGCTGCAGTTTGTGCAGTTACAGGTACATCCATATCGTGTGCTGCTACCATAGCTTCACCTTCTACGATTTGACCACCTGTTGTAATTGCTGCTGAACTGTTTTTAGCATATCGGAACTTTCTACCGTCAGGTAAAATGCCGACTGTGCCAAGTGCTAACTCTTGTGCTGCCGTTTCTATTTTCTCATCACCAAAGTTTAAGTTTACTGAAAAACCAGCACCTGAACCTTTGATAGAGTTAATTTCGGTAGTTTTAAGAACTGCCATATTTTTTACCTCCTATCGGTTATATGCCTGTTACAGTACAGAAAGCTGTTGCTCTGTAAACTGCCAATGCTGCTCGCATATCTGCTCTAATAGCCAACTTGCCTTTAATAAAGAAGTCGCTGTGTGAGTTAGATACTTGTACGTTAATTCCTTGCCTAGTAAATAACTGGCTAAATGTCCTAAACGCACCAACAAGTGCAGTGTTTTCAGTTTCTGCTGTAGTTTGTACAACTGGTAATCCCCAAATTCTGTCTGGTCCTGCATCTGCTGGGTTACCCCAAATGTATAGACCGTCAGAAGTTTGTAGCAATCTTATAGACTGCCAATCATTAGGGTGCATAACCACTGTATCTGGGTCAGCAGCACCTGTTGTTCTTACGCTTGTAATTGCTTTGTATATTGCATCTGGTGTTGAATCACTACCCTTTGCTTGTGTAGAAATACCAGATGTGTTCAATACACCTCTAAGGTTTGGTGGTGTTCCGTTACCTGCTAATAATTGCTGGTCTAACCTTTGCTGAAGCATGAAAGTCAATCTGCCATCTAAGTAAGATGATACTTGACCTACATCTGCTAACTGTTCGTCAGTAGTAGGAATAAATACTGCTACTTTCCTTACAGTGCTTGTAGTTTCAGTTAGTGCTAGTGCACCTTCACCGTACTGTGCTGCTTCTGCTGCTTCTGCAGCGTTGTTAGTAAACGTACTTTCTACCATGTATACAACTGCCGATTGGTTAGTAGTACCTGATGGTATAATGTCTGCCACTCTTAGTGGGTATTGTGCTGATTCTACAACTAAACCAGTTCTGCTAGTTTCAGGTGCAAAACCTGCTGACGTTGTAAAGTCAGTCTTGTAAATGTATTGTGGGTCAATGTTAATAGTGCTTTCTACACCATTACCACTTAAACCTGTTTTGTAAGCATCAGTTTCTACGAACTTTTGCCCAAATGTTTTTGCTTCTACGATTGGTTGGTCAGAATGTACTACAGGTTCTTTTACGATACCTTTTTTTTCGGCTTCGTAATTTAGTGTAGCTTCTCTAACTTTAGCAACTTCTTCTAAACCGTCATGCTCTGATTGCAGAGAATTTAGTTCAGTGTCTGTCTTTTTAATCCAATCAACTTTTGTAGCAGAATCACCTTCTATGTGCTTTACCTTGCCCATATCAAAGTTGTCACCAGCTTCGTCAAGAACAGTTTTTAATTCTCCTCTTAAATAGTCAATTCTACCTTTTAACTCTTTAGCGTTAGCCATTAAAAGTCTCCTTATTATTTTGTATTGGTTTTGTAAAAACGCCCTGCAACTTGTCGCAAGACTTGTCCGTACTCATCAGTGCTATCTGACTTAGATACTGCTGTTATAGTGTCAATACATTTCTGTAGTTCATCTACAACATCTAGTAATGCTTCGTTAGATGTTTCACCTATTGTACGGTTGTCTTTTGCTCTTAAATCTGCAAGAGATTTAGCACGTTCCACCAAAGAAGATACAACATCAAGAGTTGACTTGCATTGGTCGGCAAAAGATTGTTGCCTAGATTTGACTGCTAATGTTTCTGTGTGAGCATTAGCACCTCTTAATACAGGGGATACTTCAAAGATATCTACTTTGGTAATCTCCCTAGTTTTTAAGCCTTCGTAATTTTCTGGGTTGCCGTCTTTAGTCTCTAAGGCTTTAAATCCCCACGACCATTCTTGGTCCGTACCCATGTTCTTTACAATTTTATATGCTTCGTTACCACTGTCGGTATCTGTAAAGAATTTGCCTTTAAATATTGCTTTGTTGTCATCAACTGTAACTGTACCCTTGCCTACAGGCTTAGACCAATCGTGTGCCCACGCCATTGTTACTTTTGTGTCATTTGGAATTGCACCTGACTTAACTACGTCACCGTCATAATCCCTTACGTTAAAAACGCTAAAGATTGCTTCTACAGTGCCAGCTTCGTCTCCATCTACTTTAAATTCAATGTTGCTTAGTGTCTTTTTTTCTAGCATATAATACTCCTTAATACCTTTACGGCACACAAGGTAAAAGGTGCACTATTATTATTAGAACATACAAAACAAGGGTAGGTCAAGCATTACGAATTAGCTTGACCCACCCTCTATGCTAGGCAAACGCCAATCTTCCTAGCACTACAGTCTTGGAAGTAAATTATCTAACATGTGTACTTACTCTATCTAGGTAATGTTGTATCACACCACCTTCAAGTCTTGTTTGTTTAAGTTCATCAACATAGGCATTAGTGTCTCTGTCCTCAAATGTTGTTGGATGCCATATCAAACCTTGAACCGAAGCAACAAGTTCTAACAGTTCTTTAAAATCATCTTGGTTTCTTACTAATAGTGCTTCTTTTAGGCTATCGGTATGTCTCCAATTAAGACCTACTGCTTCTCGTAATATTTTTATCGTGCTTCTTGCATGGCTTAAAAACGATATCTTTTTTAGTCTTATATCATTGTCTACTAACTGCTTGTCTATTTGTTTATTTAAAATATTTATTGCAGTTTGTGTTATTTGACCATGTTTATCTAATTCTTTTTTAGCAAATTGTATACCATTTAAAATGCCAACATGTTTGCTAAGGTCTTTCTTATGATTGCTTATCTGTTCATCTAACAAGAATATTGCACTGCTAATTTTTCTTACTATTAGGTGACTAGAAAATGTACAAGCCGATTCTAGGTTACCGTTAAGAGCAATATGTTCTATTTTTACGGCATTGTTATCGTAATAATCGTTGTGTTCGTTTTTTACTTTTGTTATGTTTATCTTACCTTCGTAGTGTGGTAAATCTATTTTTTGTTGTGTAGTCATTTGTCCTCCTAAGACTTTTTTTTTTGCTACTTTCTGTAACAGACTACCTACGGTTGTAAGTAGTTTCGCCTATACAAGGCTCGTCAGTGTTACTGTCTTAGAAACTCATTTGACTTGATTGGTTTCGTCTATATATGAAACGCATGTCAACTTTATTTTCTGTAAAAAATTCATCAATCATATACTCACGTTGTGTGTACCATGTGTTGAACTCGTTATAGTCATCTGCAAAACCTAGTGGTTCTGTAATAGTCTTTAGTGCTACTTCTGTAAAACCTTGTTGTACTAATTGTGCGTAAGCATTAATTGCAACTCTTTCTAAGTCAAGCAATTCCTCAAACAAGTTGTCATTTTGTTTTTCGTATAACTCAAACTTAGTTTTAAGTTCTGCAATCTTGTGCTTTAGACTTACGTCATATCTAGCATCTAGAGCCACCATTGCATCTATATCTTGTGCAAGTTCTTCTATGTAGGTTGCGTTTTCGTTTCTCTTACCTATTACTTCTGATGCTGATGATGCAGAAGCGTGTAGGATAAACCAGAACGTCATTGCTCTTTCGTTGTCTGTTATGTCTTTATTTGTTGTAGTCATTGTACCTCCAAGTACCTGTATTTTTATTTATCTTATTATAGTTTTTTAATTATGTCAAGCCTTATATTGGCAAGTGTTGTTGTTTAGTCTTTTTGTTTTTGTAAGTAGGCAATGGTTTGTAGTCCTTGCCCGTAAGTGGTGTGTCAGACCACTTACCTTGTGCTTTAAGCAATTTTATTGTATCTAATACTACTGACATTATTCTGCATATCCTTTCACATAGTTATCACATAATGTAACACTGTACATTTGGTCATGTTTTTCTGGCTCTGTGCCACATTCGTCACACGCTTCTGGTTGTACAATATCTTCTACCCAAACTTCTGGTGCGTTAGGGTCAGTTGCTAATTCTGTACTAGCACAACTATCTACAATATCGTCACTGTCAAAGTCTTTAAGTACGCTACCGTCTCTAAGAACTACAACGTGTGCAACTTTGCTTACACCATAGTTTCTAGAAGCGTAGTACCTGCAAGGGCATGGGTTAACCATAGTATCAGGGTGACTGTTACAAGCAATAAATGCTTTAGCACCGTCAACTGTACTATAAATTTCATCTAATTGTCGTAAGATGTGATGTTTTGCAGAATGTAAATCAAGTTGTACCTTATTAAGTATGTTTGATAGATGTATTGTTGGTTCGCCACATTTCTTTAGCAAATCGTCTATTTTTTCTACTTCTGACCACATTGAATCCATGTGCTTTTTTAAAGTAGGTAATGACCATAGCACGTCATTGCCTTCTGCTACTTGTACTCTGATGTTAGTGTTGTTTTCTACATCTGCTCTTGTTATTGTGTTGTTCATTTTGACCTCCAAGTCACTGTTATTTATATATAGAATAACACAATCTTTAAAAATGTCAAGTCTTTATTTAAAATAATATTAGTGGTCTGGTATTTCTCTGTAACAATTATATTTTGGGTTAAGGCTATTACCGTTTGGGTCATGGTAACCACATATTTCACAAGCATAATATTCTGGCTCTATGCAATCACATGTATTCATACAACATGGGCACATACATTCTACTAAATTATTTGCGTGGCAATCAAGACAACCATACTTTTTACATGGGTCAGTAAATGTTACCATCTGTTGACCACTAGGAGTAACTGCAAGTTTTACCCTGCAGTTACTTACATCTAGTAAAGCATCTTGTAAATTAGATGTCACTGTACCTAGCCTTGATTTCGCTTATAGATGCTTGTCTTAAAGCGTAAATCCTTCTAGCATAACCACCACGTTTTAATGATGGCATGTTAGTCGTAAGCCTAACTTGGTTTATAACCTTAGTTAGCTTTCTTAGTTCCTCGTTGCCCATCTTCCTGATTGCATTATGCTTATCGCATATTCTGCACTTGTTACCCATTGCACCACAGAAAATTACACCACATACATCAAATGCTTTAAGTTCTGCATTTATCTGTACTTGCAATTCTGCTCTTTGCAGTAACAAGTCTTTAAGTCTGTCTACTTTATTATGTGTAGTCATTTGTCCTCCATAGACTATTGTTAATATCTATAGATTATCACACTTCTTTAATTATGTCAAGTTACTTATAATTAACTGTCGTGGTTTCTTTGCAACGATTACATTTAATACTGTAAGGTCTTGTAGCTTCGTAAGCTAACATTTTATTACAATGTTGGCATCTAGGTCCAATGTCAGTTATAGGTTGAAATATTCTAGTCTCGTTCATCTTCCCTAACTATTTGCCCTCTAATTTTGTTTGCCCATGATTTACCAGCGTTACCACCCCATAGTTGCCATGCTATATAACCAGCACTAGGGAATCCGTCATTACCTCTTTTAGCAGCAGGTGCATCTAAATCAACTTCATGTCTAGCAAAGTAACTAACCATTCTTGCAATAGTTCTTGGTGTTACTTTAGTTCTATTACTTAAAGTTCTTGCTCTTGCTACTCCTACAGATGTACCACCTCTATTATATTCTGCTCTTAGTTCTAATCCACGCTTTGCTGCCTTTGCGACACTTTCTGGTGGCTTAAAGTTTATGCTTTCATACTTCTTTAGTTCTGTTAAATACTGTTTATCATAGTCAGTCATTTCTTGTGGTGACATTTCTGCAAAAGGGTCTAACGATTGCCAAGACTTACACCAAAAATTAATGTGTATAAATTCTTCCCACTTATTACAATAACTTGCATCATGAAAACTACAATTACCACATCTTTGCCCCACTACACCTGATTCAGATGCTGGTTGGTATGCTGGTGGTAAATTACCATAATGCCATTCTGTTATAGGTCTTTCTTTTACCACTTCAACTTGTCGTATTTCTCCTTTGTCTCTTTCCATATACTATAAAATTGCTTAATCTTTGCTCTTGCTGGTTGATAACGGCTTAGTATCTCGTATTTCATTGCTTCGTAAAATGTTTTGATTATTTTCATTTGGTGTCCTTATAATAGGTTCAAAGTCAAGTGTGCCATTAGGGTGCTCTAAGTTTGTTTCTGCTCTTGCTTGTTCTAGTGTAAACTCCTGTCCGTCTCTATCCATACAGACATCATCTGTATCACCATACTTTGCATCTATTGCTCTAACAGTATCCACAACACCAGATTGTTCATAACCTGATACTGTGCTTGTTCTCTGTGCATTGTGTGTTTCTGTTCTTGCAATCATCATGGACCTGTATTTCTTGGCAGCATCTACGCCTTCTCTATCGGCTAAACCTGTAAATCTGCCTACAGGTATCATGGTTTTAATTTGTCTGGCTATCTTCTTTGGGTTGTCGCCATCTTCTCTACCTTTACTTATTACATTAAATAATGTTTTCTTTGCCTGTGCACTAAAGTCAACTAGACCCTTGCGTGTACCACCTTGTGATAATACTGCTTGTCCGATACTATCTTGTTCGTTAAATACTACGCTTACTCCAATCCTCTGTGCGACATGCCTAAAGGTTTTCTGGGCAACTCGTTTGTAATGATTAATGTATAGTAATTCTAATCTTTCGTTCATTGCTCTATCGCCACCTATACCTAAAGGCAATATAGTGTTAACAAGTGTGCCAACATCCTGACTTAAAAATGTGTCCTTGTAATCTATGGATTTGTCACCTGTTACTTCTGCTTCGTTTCCTAAGTGCGTAAGATAAGCATCTGCTAAATCTGCACCTTGTTTATTAAATTCTTTCTGTAAGCTATTTGCAAAGATGCTAGATAGTTCTAATTCATCTTCTTCTAACGCACCTACAAATTCCATTCTTGTTAATTTATCTTCTTTATATGTTAGGTCTTTTGCTTCATCAGGTTTAGCAGACAATAATTGTGGTTGTCCTCCTGCTTGTGCAAGTGGTGCTCTTTCGTCTCTATCTACTTCATTTATGTTAGTAGGTGCTCTAAATACATTATCTATTTCTTCTGATTCAAAGCCTGTCATTAACCTTGCTTCTCCTCTAGTTATAACTCCACCTTGAAATAATGTACTTGCCCTATTAGCTTCTGCTGTTCTATCTTCTTGTAATATTCTTATATTGTCGTTCTCAAAACCAAATTCAAAGTTATTTGCAGTTTCAAACTCTGACATTAATTGTGTTGTTAGGTCCGTTGCTATTAATCTTTGCACTGGTATTATGCCATTCTCGTATGCCATTTCTCTAGCTTCTGACATATTACTAAATGTGCTACGGCTAAGACCTGCACCTAATCCTGCTACTATTGCAGGTACACCAAGTGCAGCACATACTCTTTCTTCTGGTATTGTTCTTACGTCTCTTAAATTCATTTCGCTAGGACTAAAAGATATGTTTTGTATATCTAGTGGCATGTTAGATACAAATGGTTCTCCACGTCTGTCACCTGTAAATCTTTCTTTAAATTTATCTTTCATAACTTCTGCAGCTTCTCTGCTTAGATTTACACTGCCGTCTCTAGGCACAATAAATAATCCTGCTACACCCATGTTTTTAAGTAGGCTTGCAGAATAGTTAGCAGCTTCGTCATCTGTAAATATTTCTCTTAGCACTGCTTTTAATGGACTTAGACCTTCTCTGTTGTTCTGTGGGTCAAGACCCCATCTTAGATGTATTACATCTTCTGGGTCTACATCTATCTTAGAGCCAATAGGTCTATATTCGTAATGAGATATAAATGTTGTAGGGTCATTTTTTCTAAATGCTGGTTTTATTAAAGCTGCTGGTGTGTACCAAAGTTGTATAACTTGGTTTTGCAAGTTTCTTACTTTCATAATGTAAGCGTTACCGTTAACTAAATAATCTGCTATTACTGACATCATCATTGTTGTGCCACTGTAATATTGGTTAGGTAATCTAAGTAACTCTGTTGCAGGATGTGGTTTTATTTTTTCTGTAGTTTCGTTGTAGTTTGCATATACACATATTGGTGCTTCTGGAAAGCTACGCATAAACCAATGTACACAAGCTGTAACTGCACTGTTTAGCATTGGTGCAACTTCTCTTTGGTAATCAAAGTTAGTTCTAGGTAGCATTACGTCACCTAGTGGGTCATTGTAATCCCTGCTAAATGACATTTCATATAATGCCTTCTCGTCTATGTTTGTTGGCTTACCTTGATAAGCGTTCAATGCGTTTATAATATTTTTTCGTAATCCCATAATATTGTCACCATACCTCTAATTGAGTTTCTTTTACAGAGTAGGTCATTGCAAGTGCATCTGCTTCATCAGGACTACGTTTACCCTTTTTACGCAGGTCATCTTTGCTTTCCAGTTTTATTTTTCTATCACCTTCAATAGTAAAACCTCTACTCGCTAACTGTGCGACCATGCGTTCTAGTGCTTCGTCATCTATGTAAGTTTGGCAAGTTAACTCTTTGCCTTCACATATACAACCACTTGCAAATGATAACTCATCATTCATAAGTGCTTCCCTGATACTATACCATCCTTCAGCATTTTTGTCCTTGTACCTTTCGGTATCAATCGGTCTACCTCCACCTTTAAATTCTTGCATCTGCCAATTACTGTAATCGTTTGTTATTAATCTGTCATAAACACCTCCACCTACACCAACTGTGTCAACTACTACATATCCATAATTGTTATAGGGTTCATGTGTCTTTATATATTCTGCTACCCATCCTGCTACTTGGTCTGTGTTCTGACCTTGCACTGACCATAATATTCTAGCCACATCACCATCACGTCTAACTACAACTGTTCTGTCATTACCTTCTCTTGCTACGTCTACGCCTATAGTTGTTGGTCCTGATGGCTTATGGGTATTGTTAAGTGCATTTCGTGCTAGTTCTAGGCTAATTAGATTGTTACCTAAGTTACTAGGAAACTTGCCAAGTATGCCACCTACATACATAGGGTGTTCTTCACCTAGTTCTTTCTTACGTCTTAACACTTGGTCGTATGTAA